AACGCTGGCAGGAACTATTCGAGCACGGTGTCGCACAGGGCGAGATCGCCAGGGCGTGCGATGTCACGACGCAAACCGTTTACATGGAGATCAGGCGGAACCGGGCGGCGTCGGCGGAGGTAGCCGGGTAGGTGACGCCGGTCATCGCCCTCAACGTCTGCATCGCCTCGACGACCCTGTTTCTGCTGTGGATAATCTGGTCGAATCGCCGCTGACGGCCCCTGTGGACGCCGACGGGTGGTTACGGCGCATCGGCCCCGGACAGCGGCAGGGGCGCTCTCCGAGCGTCTCAGAGACGTTTAGCCCCCGTGGCTCAGTTGTACATGCCTGAATCCTGCTCCGCTGCCGGAGCCGGTTTCGTGGCGATCACCGACGCTGAGGCGTCGCCGATCGGCATGACGGACGCCATGTAGCCCTTGACGATCGACAGGGCCGCAGGCAGTCCGCCTACCGCCGCCATCTTCATCGTCGACAAGCCACCCATGTCGGTGAGTCCTGAAGCCAAGACCAGGCCGATCACCGTTTGGACATAGGTGAAGACGGCCCTCTCGATTACGTCGACGAGTTGTCCTCGGTCGAGTTTCATTTCTTGGTTGCCCCCTTCGTCGCGGGCTTCTTGGCAGTCGCCTTCGGTGCCGCTTCGGCGTCGCCGTCGGCTGCCTTCTTCGTGGGTTTCGGAGCAGTCGCCGCTTCGAGCGCAGCCCATGTGGCCGGGCCGACGTTGCCGTCCGCGTCCAGGCCCGTAGCGCTCCGTTGGAAGTCGACGACGGCACGCGATGTGCCGACTCCGAATCGGCCGTCGATCGCGACCGGGTAGCCGAGCGCCTGGAGTGTCGTCTGCAACCTGTAGGTCGCATGTGTGTCAGCGTTGTCGGTCACGCTCAGCCATGCAGTCATGTGGTTCTCCTAACTGAAAAGTGCATCGAATGTGTTGGTGCCGCAGATGCCGTCCGGTTTCAGCGGAGGCTTGCGGGACTTCTGGAAAGCCTTGACGGCTCGCACCGTGCGTCGGCCGTAGATGCCGTCGGGGGTGCCGGGGTCGAACCCGGCGTGGCCGAGCATCAACTGGAGGGTCCGGACGGCGTCGCCGCGTGACCCGCGCTTCAGCGGCATGCGCCGCACCTGCGACTTCTGCTTCTCGACGGCGGCGATGATCCCGGCCCAATCTACTGCTGGAGTCTCGACCGTTTCGCTGCGGGCGTTGTCCAGGGCCGGGGCGGGGAACTCCTCCGACGACGACGACCGCCACTGGTGGTGCCACCACTCAGATTTGACGGTGGGGCGCAACCCGAACGACGTAGCGATCCGGTTGACTTCCTGCGTCGTGATCCCCTTGCCGACGATGCGAAAGTCGACCGCGTGCCCATAGCCGTCGGCCTGCTGCATGTGCCACGAGCCGCGCCAGATGCCTTTGCCGTCCAGACCCTTCGGGCCGAAGCGGCGGTCAGGATTCGCAGCGAGGTTCCCAGTTCCCGCCTCATACTTGCGCCTCAGCCGTTGCTGCGTCGCATACGATCGGACGCCGGACACCACAGACACCTTGCCTGCGATGCGGCCGTCGGCGAAGAAATGCTCCAACCTCGTCAGCATCTTCGGATGCAGCAAGTCGAGGCGGACACGCTTCGAGGTGGTCGGAATAGTCACGGCATCAACTCTACTCGGCCACCAGCGTCACACCGTTTGCAGCCAGCAAGTCGCCGACCTGCGACGGCTCGGCCAGGAACCGGTCACCGTACTGCAACACCGAGTTGCCCAAGATCAGCCCCTCCTCGAACGTGCCGAGGGCGTCGTTGAAGTAGACGTGGTTCACATCGACCCGGTACTCAGCCATCAGTCGTCGTGGATGTCGTCGGCTCCGACGGCGACCTGCCCGTTGGACAACGCCTCGATCTCTGCACGCTGCGCGGTGATGATCGCCCGCTGCGTGGCGAGTTCCAGTTGGGTGCGCCCGTCGGGGGTCTGCTGCAAAGCGGTGAGCACCTGCTCCACTGTCACTTCGGTCATGCTGCGGCCTCCAATGCGGCGATGCGGGCTTCCTGACGCTTGATGACGTTGATGAGCAGCGGAATAATGCGGTCGTATTGGACGTTCTCGGGCCGTAGGACGTTCTCGCCGTCGGCGTCGAGTTCGTTCAGCGTGACGCCGTCGGCGTCGGTGATCTCGTCGCCGTCGTCGTCGACGCGCGGGATCGGGCCGTACGACACGAGGCGTTGGTCGACCAGGTCGACTTCCTCGGCGATGAGGCCCCAATGCCCCCAGTCCTTGCGGTCGTCGCGGCATGTGGAACGGAACCAGACAGGGCGCAGGTCGAGCACCTTGTCCGCGTAGGCGTCCTCGACATCCTCGATGTCGGTTTTGCTGCGTTCGGAGGATGAGTTCCAGTAGAGGCGACCGTTGGCACTGTAGAAGTAGAGATTGGCCGACTCGACGGTGGTCGCCATCGATGTCGGCGACGATGTCGAAATGCCGAGTTGCGCCCCCGAACACCGGAATGTCGATGTATCCGGTCGCCTGAACCTGGAGCATGTCGATTTCGTTCGTCTGGAAGAACAACCCGCGGGTGTTGATGTTGTGGCCGATATACATCGCGGTTCCGTCCATCGCCACGTAGCCTGAGTACCCGTTGCCGACGATGCCGAGTTGGCCGACGCCCGCGTTCGTCGGCGAGATGTCGGTGCCGTCGTTGATCGTCAACCGGTTCGTCGGCGTTGCGGTGCCGATACCAATGTTGACCGCCGACCCGAAGATGAGGTCGTCCTGCGACTCGTCCCACAGCATGTACCCGTTCGTCGCCGACGCACCGAAGAACTTGACATCGTGACCCGTGTCATCGACCCCGACCGTGAACGTCCCCGTCTGCTGCGTGTTGCCGTTCAGCGTCGTCGTCCCCACCACACTCAGGGTCGTGTCCGCATGGTTGCCGTCCTCCGGCGTCGTCGAATCCGGGTCCGAAATGTAGACCCGGTCGTTCACCAGGTCGATGCCGATGGGCAGCGGCGTGTTGTCCGTCGTCGACGAGGTGGTCTGGTCGATGAACGCCCGCAAATCCGCGGCGATGTCGTTCCAATCTGTGTTGACAACTATGTAGCCTCCAGCGCGGTCGCTGGGTTGCAGTTGCCATGAGATCTGAGTCATACGCTTGGCCTCCTAGCCGAAGAACAATCGAGTGGTTTCCGACAGTTTCGAGAATGCTGCATACGTGCCGGAGCCGTCGTCGAGTACCCAGTAGCCAGCCGTGTCCGCCGGAGACATCTGCATCGTCGTCACCCAGTTGGCACCCTTCGCGGTGTGCTGGATACGTTCGCAAATGACGGTGTGGCTGATCTCATTGCCAGCCGCCGGAGTGCGCTCCACGACATACGCGTTGCCGATCTCGGCGGGCAAAACCTTCGCCCACAGTCCCGCCTGCTCATCCGGGCGCAGCGTGATCGACTTGACATGGCTCGCCGGTTCCGACTGGCGACCAATAATGTATTGCGCCCAGGCCGTAGCGTCGCCTGCCGCCATGAGCATCAACGAATCGTTCGTCTTGGTGCGAATCCCGTACCGGGTTTGCGACGTGGAGTCGGTTTGCTGGGTGCCGGTCGCCACCGGGTCCGTGTCCGTTTTCGTGTTGATCACGTTGAAGATGCGGGTGTCGTCGAACGAAAAGTCGAGGCCGTAATACTTGAGGCGACCGTCCGCCGTCGACGTGTCGGAGAACGTCGGTGTCGGAGAACGTCGCCGAGATCGTGGCGAACTCGCTGATCCTGTTGACCCGATTCTTGAACGTCATCGCCCCCGAGCGGGACACGAAGAACGATCCGATCTCGGCTGTCTCAATCGCCTGACAGGCAGCCATCACCGCCCCCGTCGTCGCATACGTTTTCTCGGGCACGGTTTCGTTGGCGGCAGTCGCGTCGATGTCCCGGTACCCGGCACCCGACGGCCACGACGCCTGATCCAACAGGTTGGCAATCCTAGTGCCCGAGTTCTCGTCGTCGGCCTCGGTGGAGCCGTCGCAGAACGCCAACGCCAACGCCTTGAACGCGTCCGCGCAGTCGATGACGACCTGCTGGTTCGTCTCACCGGGGTACTTCTGAATCCACCGCTCGACGAACCCTCGGAAGATGACATACGTCGTCGACGTTTCCGGGTCTTGCGCCTTGATGCGAAGGTGGCGACCGGGCAGGACATTGTTGCCGCCGTCGTAGTACGGCGACGGACTCGACTCATTCGAGGGGTCCAAGTAGCCGTTGGTGTTCTGGCAAATCACGGTCGCTACCCCGGCCTGCGTCACCTCAAGTTCGTGACCACGTCCCCTCGTGATACGAAAATTTACGACCGGATTGTCGGTCGAAATTGTCGTGAAATCCCCGTCGGCTGCCGTCTCCGTCAACCCTTTCTCGAACGCCACCTCAACAGTCAACGACGCGAGGCTCATGCGAACTCCAACGTCTGATTGCGGGCCTGGATGCGAAGCAACTGCTCCTGCACGATCTCACCGATTTCGCTTTCCGTGAGGATCGACCCGGCGACGTTCACGTTGACCGTCGTCCCGCCGCCTATGCCGCCCCGGCCGATCGGAATGACTGCCTCCGGGCCGGACTCGCCGATCAGCGCCAACGTGGGACTG